ACCGAAAGCCCTTCGGGGTGAGTGGGCGGGTAATCCGTAAATATCGAAGGAGACTCTGAGGTTCGACCCTAGGTTGCTCCCTACTGTTAGTTAATTTAAATAAATAATTGAAATGAAAGGGTGGTTATATAAAGTATTGAGTCCTTTTATAGAAAGGTTTATAGAGGAGAAGTTTGATAACTTCGTAAGGATACAAGAAGTATTAGCTAAAAGTACCAAGGCTGATATTAAGAAAGCAAAGATAGTTATTGTGGGAAGTGTTAAAGATAGTAAATTAACGGCGACAAGGTTAGATATACAGAAAAGCATATTAATTAATACAATAACGATTGTTAAATCGGCTAATCGCAAGAAGAAGAAAGTAAAGACGGAAAAGCCGTTGTTCGTTTAAAAGATAGGTGGTAGCCCAACAGGGACTAAGTAATAGGCTGTTACCGTTATGGTAGCGTAACTGAGCCACCAAGAGAATAGAATGATTAGTGTTAGTGGCCGTGTCGCTGGATATATACAGTAGGCGGTAATACGACATTAAATGCAGGACTGATACGTCTGCGTAAGGGTAAACGTATTTCCGACAGTCGTACCCGTTGGAAAAATACCTAGCACTAATCAATTTGTTCTTATTGAATATATACACTCGTCCAGACGCAACCTAGGTCGTCAGATATAAGGCAAACTAGGCTCTGTGGAATGAAGATAGCTGGGGAAACCAAAGCGGAGTTCTGGGTGGTGACTAATTCCCTACACGGGGTTTGCAGTCCGTGTCGTTACTGTTTCTTAAAAGTACAATAGGAAACGGTGGCGGGTGTGTGTATTTAATGATTAAGTATATAAATTAATAGATATTAAAATGGAAAGAGTAACAAAACTAAAGAAGAAACAAATCTTTGTATTTGGTTCAAACTTAAACGGAAACCACTTAGGTGGTGCGGCGAAAGATGCTATAGACTACTTTGGTGCGATACAAGGTCAACCAGAGGGTTTGCAAGGACAGTCTTATGCTATACCAACTTTAGACAAAGCAATGAAGAAACTCAGGATAGCTGCTTTAAGAAAGTATGTACTAGACTTTTTAGATTTTGCACGAAACAACCCAAAGAAAGAGTTTGTAGTTACTCCCATAGGAACAGGAATTGCTGGGTTTAAGAAAGAAAAGATAGTCCCATTATTTAGGAACAGTCCTGTTAATGTTATTTTACCAGAAGAATTTAAACTTACTGTTAAAGGATATAAGGCTTTTGAGAAGGGATTAGTATGTAAAGGATACCAATTCAAAGAGGACTCTATTGCAGAATATGATGGAGATATAGAAGTATGTGCCAAGGGGTTTCATTTTTGTGAGAATCCATTTGATGTACTTAATTACTATGAACTGACAGAGAGTGAGTTTGCCGAAGTAGAAGCAATAGGAGAGATACAGAAACATTCAGACGATTCTAAAGTAGTAACAAACAAACTAAGAATTGGAGTTAAACTAGAATTGCCCACGTTTGTAAAGGCGTGTATAGACTTCTTGTTTGAACATACTAAAGTTAACAATAAGGACGAAGCGGTTATATCAGATGCAGGAGATTCTTCACAGGTAGCAACATCGGGATATTATTCACAGGTAGCAACCTCAGGAGATTATTCACAGGTAGCAACATCGGGATATTATTCACAGGTAGCAACCTCAGGAGATTATTCAAAGGTAGCAACATCAGGATATTCTTCACAGGTAGCAACCTCAGGATATTATTCAAAGGTAGCAACCTCAGGAGATTATTCACAGGTAGCAACATCGGGATATTATTCACAGGTAGCAACGTCGGGATATTATTCACAGGTAGCAACCTCAGGAGATTATTCAAGCCTTGAACTTAAAGGTCAAGATTCTGTAGGTGCTAATATAGGGATAGGTGGAATGGCTAAGGGAGTAAAGGGTTCTTGGATAACACTTGCAGAGTATAACGATGATTACAGGCCAGTATGTGTAAAGTCGGCAATGATAGACGGAAAAAAGATAAAGGAGAATGTTTTTTATAAACTAGAGGGTAAGAAGTTTGTGGAGGTTTAATTAAATTATAACTATAGTAAGAGATGAAAAGAACCAGGGTATTACAATTATTATTGTTAGTTGCTTTGTATGGATACCTAATCGGTGTATCTTTTTATGATGGTGGGCTACAGGTAGGTTGGACAATGACTGTACTTATTGTGGGAGCAGGGTATTTAGGAATACTTATTAGAGAGGCATTAGTTTAATTTTAACAAGTAGGGTATAAGCATATGAAAGGGAAGAAAGTAGAGAACTTGATAGAAAGACTAGAAGATTGGCTAGAGAAACACCCTAAACTAGAAGATGTTTACTATCAGATTATATACAGAACGCCTAGTGATATACGGGAGTTTTTTAACAATATCAAATGGTTCTTTCAAAGGGGTAAAAGGGGTTACGCAGAAAGTGATATTTGGGGGTTTGATACTTACCTATCAGAAGTTCTTTCCAAAGGATTGAAAGATTTACACGATGTGGTTCACGGACACCCTCTGGATACAACTTTCAAAAAGTGGAAGTCAGAATTAAGAACAACTGCTAAAACATTCAAAGATTACAATGAATTTGAATATAAGGATTATGGGGATAATTTTGCTAAATCTAAAAGAGATAATGCAAGATTACAAAAGAGAATGGACAAAGCGTTTGACTTTCTGAAGAAATACTGGGGTTGTTTGTGGGATTAAATAATTTAAGACTAAATAGAAATGAAAGAATACAAAATGTTAAAAGAACTCCCGTGGTTATCAAAAGGAATTATCTTTTGGATAAACAATAGCGGTCATATGGAATGGAAAGAGAATGGAAAGGTTTATAGGTGATATGGCAGAGATAATGGCGTATAACAATCTGTCACTAGAGCACCCTAACTATAAAGATAAAAGACTACTATTTTTGAAGGTTAGGTGGATTTGGTTACAGATTAAGTGGAGGATAATTAGTTATTTTAATTAAAGTAAACAAGATATGAAGAAAATAAAAAGATTGAAGGTATTTGAGTACGTAGACGAAACTAGTGGAGTAGCAGTGGAAAGGTTTATATACCCAAAGACAGGGGAGATAGTAGAGAAGATTAACGAACTAGTAGACGCTGTAAATAAGTTACAGGAAGAATCAAAGCCTAAAACATACGAAGAAGAGCGAGAATATCTTGAAAAAGAAACACTTAAACAAAAGAACAGAGAACGAAAGATTGACGAAAAGATAAATGCAATATATAGAGGATGGGAATCTAGGTTGACAAAGAAGTAGTATTGTGCTATCATGTTTTTGCAATTAAGTATCCAGTTCCCTACACCTTGAAAGGAACCTTGGTTCCGTAAAAAGAATCTCGGTGTATGGAAGTGAATATTTTACAGGGCAGAGAAATGACGGTTGATGACGAAGGAAGAACAGTTGGGAAAGAGAAAGCGAGGGGGTAAGACTTCTGCCAAGAAAAAGGCGTGGCATTATTTTTCACTTTTCATAAGAACAAGAGATTGTATTGAATCAAACAACTCCATTGAGGAGGGTTTTTGTTATACCTGTAATAAGCTAACCCCACTAAAAGGGGGGCAGTGTGGCCATTTTTTACCTGGACGAAACAATAAGGTCCTATTTGACCCCATCCAAACACACCTTCAGGATTATCACTGTAATGTAGGGCTTTCTGGAAACTGGCCAGAGTATCTTAAACACATGGTAAAGGACCACGGACAAGAGGCTGTAGACAAGATGTTAGACGAACATAACGAGATGGTTAAATACTCCCTGGAAGATTACGAGGAACTTGAACAAACATTCAAGAATGATTATGAAGAGTTAGTAAGATGCTTTAATTTAAATAAACCTGCCTAATGAAAACGAAAGGATTTATGGTCCATTTTAACGGAGCCTCAATATCAACAGATGTAATAAAGGGTACCACCACTATGTGTGAGAACTTTGTACTACACACTCCTAAATTGGAACTATCGCTTACAGAGGTTGATGAAATGAGTTACTCGGACGTAGAAGTGCCGTTAGAACAACTAGAAGCCCTGAGTAAATTACTTGTTCAACTAATGGATAATATAAAATCAGACGAATACTTAAATGGGAAGAAACGGTAAACCACTATTTGTAACTAAAAAGGTAGAGAGGACTATTGAGAACTTCAAGCCCACGGTGACTATGTTGAAGTGGTTTGCTGCGGCTGTTAATCCTGATGTTAAGTCTAATCTAGTATCTATTTCTAGGGAGAGCGGAGTGTCTGAACAGCAGTGGCATGAGTGGGCTAAAGACCCTGTGTTCAACGAGTGGTGGAACAAGGAGTGGCTTAAAGAACAGAAGAAGATGATATGGAAGCTAGACAAGATAGGTTGGGATAAGTCTAGGTCGGACTTTAAGTATTGGCAAGCTATGCAGATTAAGTTTGGTGGTATGAAAGACCCTACTCAACAAGAGGTTGGAGGGTTGTCTGCGAATATCTTTGTTGTTGACTTTAAAAAGCAGTTAAGAGGTGAAGATGTAGAGATAAGACAGATAACTCCGAGTAAGCTCGATGAATTACCCGTCATAGACGACTCCAAACGGGCTGTAGACCCCCTAGAACGCACGATAGGCCCCTCAGAGGTATCTGAACACCTTGAGGCTAAGTTAAACCCCTTAGATTTGATAACTCCCAATGAAGACGAGGTCACTTACGACACCACAATGGAACCAAACACAGAAGTAGAGGTTAGTAAGAAATACAGGAGTGATAATGGGTGGAGTTTAAGTGAAAGTCAGGTAGACAAGTTCACAGACTTCAATGAGAAGCAGAAATCAAGAAGAGCAAAGATTATGCCAAGAAGAAAGGGTAAATTTGTTAAACATAGGAGCACATTTGGTAAAAACAGGGCAGAAATCAATAAAGTAGCTTCTGAAAAGAGGGCTAAAAAAGTGAATATACCTGTCTCAGATTCTACAGCTCCCACGACAGTTGATAAATCGGTGCACTACAGTGAAGATTTGCCAGAACTTAAAGAACTTTAAAATTCTTCCTGGGCTTGCGCGCGTAATTCGGATTAACCTTTATATGTCAGTTTTTGAGATTTTCTTCTTTGGATTTTGATACATTCGGTTTTTAGAATGTGTTTTTGTTATCATAATTTGGGCTGATAATAGTTGTAACTTTTGCTCATAGGCTATTATCATTTTTCCAATGACTTCGTATTGTTGCCTATATATTGAAAGTAATTCTTTTGTCTTTTCTATCCCTGTTTTCATATCTATTTATATATTATTTTTCCTTTCTTAGTCATTGTTTCTATACTATTGTATATATAGCATTTGACATCTATATATATAACTGATATTATCTAGCCGTAATGGGATAGGTGGAGGTGGATACAATAATGTACAAAGTACAAAGTGTTCCCACTTATCCCAAAGCAAATAAATATTTAAATTAAGGGCAAAACAAAGTAATGAGTAATAGAAGTGTATTGAGAAGTTTGGAAAGGTACAATCAAAATCAGCTTAAACTAGCTGATGAGATTATATTCTTTCTTAAAATGTTACCTTTTATATTATTAGTAGTTTTAATAATAGATAAGATACTAACTATAAAAGGATATTAAATTAAATATAAAGTAATATGACACAAAGAGAATTAAACAAGATATTTGAAGCTAGTGTTGACGGACAGAATAGTAATCTGATAGGTAGAATCCAACATTACTTTGTTAGCACACAAAGATTTGATATCTTAGACACAAAAATAACATTGAGAATGTTGTTGAAAGCACTTGATAGGACTAGAAAGCTACAAGATAAGGCAATAGAGAAAGTAATTAATTCAAACTAATTTAAGTAATTAATAATATGAAAAGCAAAAAGCAATTGTTAGAAATATATAACAATATAAAAGGCAAAAAAGAGTATTTTACATTTGATGATTTTATAAGAATGAGTAAATCATTATTAAAAGATATTCGCAACGAAAAGGTTGTATTCGGATTGAAAGTTAGTAAGTCGGGAATGACAAGACATTTTAATTCGTTACATCATAACGCAATACTAAACGCCTTATATAACGATAAACTGTCATATGACGCTGTAAAGGTTGGAGGTTGCGGAATGGATATGGGTTGGCACTTACTTCTAACTTGTTGCGATATGCTTTTAACAGATAAAGAAATGGAAACGCCTGTTAAAAGAAACGGCACAGATTTTGCTAGAAGTTGGAATAGTCATTGTTCAAGTTATTCGGTACTTTAATATATAAATTATAAACAATATAAAAATGAATAAAAAAGAATTGTTAAACCATTTAGGGCATAAGATAGTAATTGCAAGGTATGGAGATAATCAAGATGTAACAATAGAATGTGAAAATTGTAATGAGGTATTATATTCTTGCGAAACACATCAGATAACGGTAAAGAAAAGGTTAAAAGTAAATAGAATAAGGCCCTTTATTGTTGAAAAACAAATATCAATAAAAAAGATAAATTAAATTATAAACAATATAAAAATGTACTACGCAGTATTCGATTTGCAAACAGGTGATTATCTAGCAAGTGGAAGTAATTTGACAAACCGAAAGGCAGTTAAAAACGATATCCTTTCTTTAATGTATTGGGATATACAAGAAGATTATAACAAATATAAAAGAATGAGCCTTAATAACCTACTTGAAATATGGGATATGAGATTAGATAAAAGCGATACCGAGTTTACAATAGATTTTTAATTAAATTATTATATATACAATTATGAAAATACAAAACGAGCTAATCCTAGCAAGGATAAAAGGTTGTTTAGAAGATTTAAAAGAGTTTCACCAAAACACATTTGAAACTTGGCAAGATGATAGCCTAAAAGATAAAGAGATACTAAGTGGAGAAGATATAGGCGATTATATAATGGGCTATGAAATGGAGAGAATAGAGGACGCCTGCTATCTAGCTGGTAAAATTGACGCTTATAGCGATGTCATAGAGATATTAACTAGCAAGACCATTAAAGATTTAGCAAGAGATTTAGCAGATGTTAGCAAAATGTCATATCAAGAATATGATGATTTAAAATCAATAGGAATGATACAATGATTACATATAAAAAACCATATTCACTTGAGCCAGAAGTCTTTAAAGAGATAAGCCACTATCAAGCCTTACTAGATTATATTAACTACCTACACGCTTGTGCAAGGAGAGGTACAGACTTGACGGAAGCCAAGTCATTCAAGCAATGGTTAGACACAGAGATTTAAATTATCACAAAACATATAATGGATATACATAAAACAAAGGGGATATACAAACTTGATGATTACAACAAGTTACAAACAGAAAGATGGAATCACGATTACGGCTTGGCTAGAGAATGGGGAAAACCAGAACCACAACTAGCCATATATTTAATGAAACCAAATTGTCATTATGGGTATGTAGTTGAATATAATCAAAAGTATGCAAGGTGGTTTAAGACTAAGACAAAAATGCTAGATTGGATTATGAAAGAGTGTGTAAGGCTAACCAAAGAGTTAGACAAGGAATACAACGCCACGATGGTAAACAGTTTAGAGGACTTAATAAACTTATGGGGAAATATGGGTAGGCTTTATGTTGAAACATTTAACCAATGGCAACTGATACTCGAAAAGGATAGCGAGTTTATAACTAAATATAACTTATTACCATTTTAATTAATTAAACAAAAATATGATTACAAGCACAGAGATAACGAAAGTATTAGAGAAACAAGGTTACAAGGTAACTAAACAAGCCGTCAAGAATTGGGTCAACAGATCCAGAATTGACGCCGTAAAGATAGATAATTCTTTACTGTATGAATTAGATGATGTACTGCTATTCATTCAAAAGAGATGTAAGCTATCTAGAGAGCAGATAGAATCAGAGTTAAAAGAGATTAGAACTGTTATCCTCTAATTACTAAGACTTGAAACACTACACGGCTGAAATATGCCGTGTTTTGTTATACCTACAATATAAACAGCACCATAACAACAATAAAATGACCATTATTTATGGTATAATATATATAGAAGTAAATCAGACGGGCTACAAGGTACATACAACACGCAACTAGTCCCATAAAGTATTACAGCACTTCAAGGACATAAAAGCCCTACAATCCGCCGTATAAGACCCTACAAGACCATCTTTCACTTATTCCTTTCATATCAATATCATATATTACCTACTAGATACTCATAGGTTATACTTCACAGTAGGTCATGCACTCATTTAAGCCCCTGTACTAAGGGATAGGACACCTCGTACCCCTGATTATCATTAGAATAAGCAAGGACACAAACAGGGTTAGGGTATATTGTAAACAGATTTCTCTCAAAATTACCCCATATGTGGATAACTATGTGGATAACTTTTACTTATTAGGCGTAATATGCTTTTATAACAAGGTATTTACTAGTATATATTAAAGCAGACAGAGTATAATGTCGATTATACTCGGTGATATATGTACCATAGTATTACTTATCGGTCTATCTTCTATGCTTATATAGTATTAGTGATGGCAACTACCCTCCGCAGGGAGAATAACGAATTAGCGCCCTTTCATTGTTTTGGGTATAGTAACACTATTACTAATACTATGGGGGCATACCCCTGTTGATTATCCTAGTACCCCTTGTTTTTGGAGGGGGTAGGTATGCAAAACCCATTGTCAGAACCCCAGAAAAGGGGGGTACACGGGTACAGTACTTTCGTGAATAGGTAAAGTGGCGTAGAAACTTCCCCGCTAGATACACCCCCGTAATTTTTTAAAAAGCAAAACCCTATTAGGTACTTAGGGGGTGGGAGATAGGAGGTAGGGATAAATTTTTTAATAATACTACGAAGTAGGATAATTTTTTATTTTCTTTTCGGCGAGATGGGCCAGCCGTAAGGTTGTCAGTTCTGAATAGGATATGGCGGGCCACAGGCCACCTAGATGTGGTGGTAGGTGGAAGCGACTACAGTCAGTGTCAAATGTGGTATAATGGGTGGTGGGTGACAGTAAGTGAGTACAAACGCTGGTCTACTAAGAATGGGGTGTGTGAATATGCACCAAGCCCTTTAACCAATAAGTAACGGAGGAGTACAAGGCCGTGGCTAGGTAGCACCCACACTGAGTAATAAAGTTGTACGATATAGGGATAATGTTGGAATATCGTTGTTTTAAAATATGGTATAATATGTTTACTAAAAAGTGGTTTGGGAGCTAGGGCAGTTCCCAGTCTATTTGAACTGGCTGTGTAGCAAAGAAAAGTGCAGAACTTGCACGTTGCTATACACTCTGAAGAAGAGAAGGAGTAAGTTTATTGGCCTACCCGAAAGCGACGCTGGAGGTTGGGACAGTATATAAATCCTAGTGAAGAGCTAGGTGGATGGTAGCTACATCCTAAAAAGAGATATATCTAGGTTTAAAAGCGACACTGCGTTCGTGTAGTTAAAGCCGTAATAGTTATTTATGTTTCAATCCTAATACAAGGAGATTGACCGTATACCGAAGCTCAGCAAAAGGTTTGGCCCAGGATATTAGGTTAAAACGTAAGTAACTAAGAAGAACTAGGGGAGCCGTAAGGCGATATAGAAGCAAACATACTGAGGGCAAACGTAACATTTTACCGATTAGCTACAGTGGAAACCATTATACATGAGGTGGTTAAATACCCTGAATCTTTATGGAGAAGGACGTGGGTCATTCCTTATAACGATGGTGCATGGGTGGTTGGTGAGTGCGGAGGTAAGTACGGATGTTTGTTGGATAAAGGTGGTAATATAGTCCTTTTATTCGATAAGGAGGAGCTTGCATATTAGAATTTAGTGTGTTATAATAACAATAAGGCAGGGTAGTAATATAAGATACTACTCAATGTTAGAAGGATATAGAATAAAGGCATTTGTTCCCGCTGGCAGAAAGCGAACCCTGGAGATACTCTTCAGATATTTTCAAAGAAACAGACATATTATAGACGAGGTAATGTTATGGCAGAATACTCCTTGTAAGGAGTATGTTGATTATTTGTATGAAATGGAGAAGAAGGACTTACTATTTCAGGTCTATACGCTACCAAAAGAGCACACATTTTTTTATAGAGACTTAAAAGAGGACCAATTGGGGGTTAAGTGGGGTGATAAGACGGTAGATTTTCCGGTTAATAAGTATGGAGACGTAAACTTTGGGCCTATTCAGTGGAATACTGGGAGGTTTTTTGAATACTGTGTGGAGAATAAGACTATTTACATAAGGTTTGACGACGATGTTGTTTACTTAGAGGACGATTATATTCCTAAAATTGTTAATTTCAGACTCAGACACCCTGAGTATTTCTTGGTATTTGGTAATATTTGGAACAATGCTGTTATTAGCTGGATTCATCAGCAAGAGGGACGCATAGGAAACGAGGCTGGTACTGTTGCAGAGCCTGAGTGTATGGATATGGTAGGTTGGGGTAGTGGAGAGTTCGGTGAGTATATACACGAGATTCTTTTAAAGTCTATAGAAGAGGGTAAATCAATGGATTTTAATGGGACGGCGTACCACAAGAGCCTAGAATGGATGGGTGAGGGCTACGAAATGACAGACGGAAAGAGATTTTCTATTAGTAATTTTGCATTCTTTGGCGAGGACTTTAAGAAGTTTAGGGGTAAGTTCCCTGATTTAGACGAAGAGAAATTCCTAACAGAAGTATACCCAGTGGCAAACGGTAAGAGGAGTGTAATTTGTAATGCCCTCGTATCACATTTTACATTCTCTCCTTACCAGAAGAAATATATTATGGAGAACACAGACTTACTTAAAAGGTATTTAGACCTTAGTAAGAAGAAGTATCAAGAAGGATACTATAATATGTTAAACACCCACGATGATTAGTTATTTTAATTTTTTATAATAAATATAATGTTAGAGAAGAAGATACTCTGTACGGGGTCGAACGGGTTCGTCCCAAGTTATGTGGTAGGTGAGTTACACGATAGGGGTTACTACGTTGTTGGTTTACAGAGGAGTCAAAGAACAGTTAAAGGGTTAACTAAAAGAGAAATCCCCGATGAAATATACTACGGAGACGTAAGAGATGAAGCGTTAATGTACAAATTAGTTGAACAGGTGGATGGGGTTATTCATTTGGCCGCTATTCTTGGAACTAAACACCAAGAGAACGTCTGGCCATGGTATGAGAACAATGTTAAAGGATTATTAAACGCACTAGAACCTTGTAAGATATTTGATGTTCCTATTGTTTATATATCGGTGGGCAATTTCTTTGAACATAACAATTACTCAAATACTAAAATGGCTGCTGAGAGGGAGATAATGAAATATTCTAAGTACCTAGGAGTAAGGGGTGGAGTTGTAAGAGCCTTAAACGCAGTAGGGCCAAGACAAAAGGTTAAGAATACAGGAAAGATAATGGCTACGTTTATTACTCAGGCATTAAAGAATGAGCCTATTACGGTTTACGGTGGTAAGGATAACTGTTCTAAAATGGATGTGGTTTACGCAGGAGACGTTGCGAAGGTTTTAGTTGAAACACTGGAAAGAATTAGTGATGGTACGTTTGCTCCAGCTACTAAGGTAGAGGCTGGAACTGGGCTTGCTCCAACCGTATATGAGATTGCACAAATTGTTATAAATGCTTGTGATAGCAAGAGTGAGATTGTTGAAGTCCCTATGAGAGACGGGGAAACTCCAGGGTCTACAGTTGTAGCTGATAATCCATTCCCTATTAAGGGTGGGTATAAGTCGTTGGCGGATGTGATTAAAGAAACGGTTGAGTTTTATAAGAAGTATGAAGAATAAACTAGAGGTATTAAAGTTTTGGTTGGTAGTTATATACGCCTACATATTCAGGTATGGTTCAAGGCATAAAGTAGTAAGAGGATATAATGAGGCTATGTGGGTCTCTAAGATATTTAAGAGGCCTAGTGGGTATAGAGTGATGGTTTTGAAATTTAAGAACAGAGATGAACAAACCCGGTTACTAAAGGTTTTTTATAGGAATAGTAATATATACACATTAAAGTTTGTTAGATAATTTAAACTGCCTAAAGTAATGGAAGATACGAGGGAGGCTAGGATACTGATTTGGGATATAGAAACGAGCCCAATGATTTCGTATAACTGGAGTGCCTACGAGAGTAATGCACTTGAGGTTATAGAAGAGTCTCAGATACTATGTTTTGCTTATAAATGGTTGGGTGATAGAAAGGTTAAAGTTGTCGCACAAGACGATTTTGTAGGATATAAGAAGGGCGAAATGAACGATAAGCAAGTGGTAATGGCCATTCATAAACTGTTTGATGAGGCCGATATTATTGTCGGTCACAATTCGGATTCCTTTGATAATAAAACGGCTCAGTCAAGAATGATGGTATGGGGATTAACACCACCAAGTCCGTATAAACAGATAGACACTAAAAAGGTGCTCAAGAAGTACGGAAGATTTAGTAAAAATAATCTGAACAATATTTGTACACAGTTCGGGTTTGGAGGAAAGATGGAACATGAGGGGTGGGCGTTGTGGAAAAAGGTCTTAATGGGTGAGAAGAAGGCGTGGAAGACAATGAAAGAATATAATAAGAAAGACGTTGAGCTTGAAGAGAAGTTGTATCTAAGGTTAAGGCCTTGGATACAGAATCATCCATCAGTTGCTTTAATTGGAGATATGCCTGAGGCGTGTCCTAAGTGCGCAGGTGAGAAGTTTAGACGTGGTGGGTTCACTTATACACAAACAGGTAGAAGAAAGAGATATCAGTGTCTAAGTTGCGGTGGATGGGTTAGTGGAAGATTAATTGGTGGTGAGAAACCAGACTATATAAATTAATATTTACTCTAATGGAAATTAAAACGGGAAAGGTTAGAATTGATAGCGGTTTGGACTTTAAAACTCACGACGTTGTTTGGGACTGGGAGAGTCTGGAGCATCAGATAGTTGTTTACGACGCAGAAACTGAAGAAGAATTATTTATTATAGAGTTTCAGGAGTTGTTAGCACTAACGGTTGGGCTTAAAGCAGTAAAGAAAGAGTGGGAAGATTCAATTAAAAGACTTGGATATAATGAAAGGTAAAATACCTCAGGTTCCTAGGTTTATAGAGATAATAGAGGGTTTGGGGCTACTGCCATACCCAGTTCCAGAATGGTTTAACCTAGACAACATAGAGGAACTTAATTGTAGAGGGGATAATAGGGTTGAGTGGGTTTGTAAACACGGTGTAGGACATACCGTGCAGGGGCCTACTGACAATTTCGTACATGGTTGTGACTTGTGTTGTAATAAGCTAATTAAGAAGTGTAGGTTAAAGGGTGAGATTGTAAAGGTGGAAACGAAAGATATAGATAATAAAACAGTTCAAGTATTTTATCAGTTAGTATGACAGACAAAACATATAAGCCACATAAGTATCAGGCCGAGTTTCATAAGTCCTCTGCTAGATTTCGCTGTTTAATAGCGGGTCGTCGTGGAGGAAAAACTTTAGCGGGGACTATCGAATCCTTGTATTATGCAGATAAGATGGCAGTGATAAAGGGTAGGCCAATAAAGGGGTGGATTATAGCTCCTACTTATCCAATGCTAAAAGATATTAACATCCCGACGATAATGGAGTGGATTCCTCAGAGTGCTGTTAAGGAATGGAATAAACAAGACCATAGACTAATACTTACTAATAACTCAGAGATAACTTTTAGGTCTGGAGAAGACCCTGATAAACTGAGAGGTATTGGACTTGACTGGTTATGGTTAGACGAAGCGTGTTTTATGAGTAAAATGGTATGGGATGTTATTTACCCGGCGTTGTCTGACAAGGTGGGTGATGCTTGGATTACTACAACACCACAAGGATACGACTGGGTTTATAATGAGTTCTACAAAAGGGCTAAGGAGGGAGACCCAGACTATAATGCTTGGCAATACAGAACGATAGATAACCCATACATTCCTCAAGAAGTTGTTGAGAAGGCTAGGAATACAATGACAGACGTTATGTTTAGGCAAGAGTACCTGGCTTCATTCGAGAAACTAACAGGACTCGTCTATCCGGACTTTGATGAGAAAGACCATGTTGCAGATAGTGTAGAGGGGGACAGAGACGACCTATACTTCGTTGGAATTGATGTTGGTTACACGAACCCTACTGCTGTTGTACTTGTGAGAGAGACTGCTGACCATATTATGTACATAGTTGATGAATACTACGAGACAGGTAAGACCGTTAAAGAGGTCGCAGACGCTATAAAGCAGATGGTAGGTACTAAGAGGATTGAAATGTATATTGTTGACCCTGCGTCTAAGGCTACTCACCAAGAAACGGGTACAGACGTTAGCGTAGAGCAGTTATTTCACGAGAACGGTATTCCTGTTACTCCTGGTAATAATGATGTAAGGGCTGGTATAGACTATGTTACGCAATTGTTACGAAAGGATGAGGCACTAGGTAGGTCGAGACTACAGGTATTAGGTAAGTGTAAGAATGTCATTCGCGAGTTCCAGAACTACTCATGGCCTAAGTATAAAGAGGGAAGTTTAAACAACAAGAAAGAGAAGCCAGAGAAGGCCTTTGACCACTCGTTAGATGCTGTTAGGTATGTGGTTATGAGTAGACCAGATTGGTTTGAGAGGGTACAGAGAGACCAGGGTGGTAGATTAACTACCGAACAGGGTGCTTTGTTGAGTGAGTACGAGGATAACGATGATGACGACAGTTTTACTATTGATTACGAAAACGACGACGCTGTTCTGTAAAGATAGCCTTATTTTTATGGTATAATATAGATATGACAGAGGTTATTGTGGTGAGTATTTCTTTAATAGCTCTTGGGGCAGTCGGTGGGTTGGTGTATTTGGGTGCGGTTATGCTGAAAAATGACAGGGCTGAGAGAGAAATGCTTGTTAAAATGATGAAGTCGAAAGACCTCCAGGAGTTTGAGTATATAACGGTTGACGCTAACGCTAAGCCAGATAAGGGAGAAATAGCTGAGGAGGATTCTAATCTGGTTGATTTAGATAGAATGCCTGATCTAAAGTAAATTACGAGGGAAAGTAATTTAACTGCCCGTTGTGTGAAGAAAAAAGAATTAGATAAGAAGTTAGAGAACGATAACTTGGTTGAAAAGGAATCTAAGTATTTCAATGAATCAAGGAATGCAAGGTCGTCTAGTGTAGAGAAGCAATGGATGATTAACATGGCTTACTACAAGGGATGGCAAAATCTCAAGTATGATATTAAGAATGGTAGTTTAACTTGGAACGAACAAGACCCATTAAAGTTCTATGTAAACCTGATTTACATGACTGTTCGTGCTGTACGAAATGCAGTATTAAAGGCTCAACCAGTTTGGGATGTTGATGCTAGACCTTATGTAGAGGACCAAGAGGAATCATTAAAAACACTCGGTCAGTTCTTAGGAAATCAGTATGATGTTCTTGGAATGCCTTATAAGGTTAAAGAAGCCCTTACTTATGGGTTAATATACGGACTCGGAGTATTTCAGTATGGTTATGATAAAGACATTGGTATGTGGGTAGAAACGCTTGACCCGTTTGACACCTACTTCGACCCAGTAGCTACTAGTATAGAAGATTCCCGATTTGTTATTAAGGTTATAAGAAAATCTGTAGAAGAGATTAAGGCTAATCCTGTTTATAAAAATACAGAAGAACTAAAGGGTGATAAGAGAGTAAGTGAGAGCCCTTATAAAGAGCAATTGTATACTAAGGCACAGGATAGTAGTGGGTCAGACACTTGTCTATTGCACGAGATGTGGGTAAAGACTGATAAAGGAATAGAGGTCTTGGCTGTGGTGGGAAAAGAAGTTATTAGAAACGAAGTAACAGACTTAGATAAGCTACCTTTCATACTTTACCAACCGGATGTTAATCCTCACGAAATTTATTCGGAAGGTTGGGTTAAGAACTTAGTTCCACTGAACAAAGCTATTAATCAGTTAGAGAGAAACGTCCTAGAGTTTAATAATATATTCTCTAAGGGTAAGTATTTAATGGACAAGGGAGCTAAGGTTAAAGCCATTACTAACGAGAACGGACAGATTATAAAAGTTACTAGAGGTTATCGATTTGAGCAAATGGATATTAAACCAATGAGTTCTACTCCGTTTAATCAAATTGCTAACTTACAGAGATATATGCAAGACATTGGTGCTGCACAGGAAGCGTTACTTGGTAGGGCTCCTACAGGGGTTTCTGCTGCTAAGGCTTTTGAGGAATTAGTTGCCAATGCTTATGTTAACTTCGCAGATTTGGCTGATAACTTAGTCATCACGTTAGAGAAGTTGGGTACGGCCGCTTTAGAAATGGGAAGTAAATACTTAAACTTGGTTTACGACTTCAAGACTACAAACCTTAAAGGGGAGAAGGAAATAAAAATGGTTACAGGAATGGAGGGCCCAGACGATATGGAAGGTGTTGTAAAGATTCCTTCTAAGGCAACAGTCAAGGTGGTTATTAACTCTGGGGTTGCTTATACAAAAGCAGGAAAGCAAGATATCGTGTTTAGATTAAGAAGTACAATGGATATTGATAGAAGGACCATGTTAGACACTATTGGTTTCGATTCAGATACAGTAGAGGAAAGATTACAACAAGAGAAAATGGCTGAAATGCAAATGCAGGCAGAGGCTCAAATAGCTATGCAACCTCCTATGCCACCTCAGGGGGCTCCTGAAGGCGCTACACAGGGACAGGGAGCTACTAATGAATTATCAGATCAAGCGATTCAGTTTGTACAGGAATTAGAAGCACAGGGATTGAAACTTGGTGAAGAGTTTATGCAGGACCCAGCGTTGATAGAACAATTAGCTAGTGGACAGCTAGAGTACCATGTTATGGAAGACGGTACGGTCATGTCAGGACCAGAGATGTAGGCAAAGTGTAGGCAGTAGATTCCCTCGGTTTACTGCTTACACCTTGGCTATATGCCATGATAATTTTAGACGAAAGTCGTTAAATGGACGAGGATACAAACGTAGTGTCTCAAGTGGACACAACAGAAGAGAACACTTCTGAGGTTTCGGAAACCGAAAGTCAATCAGCTACAGAAGCTCAAGCCACGACAGAGAAGTCGGTAAAACCCGCAGAGGCCGAAGAGAGTCTTACTAGTTCAAAAGAACAAGGTAAAACAAATTCTGTTCCTTATGACAGATTCAAGGAAGTTAATTCCAAGATGAAGGAATACGAACAGGATGCTCTTTTATTTAGACAGATGCAGCAAAATCCACAACTTGCTCAGGCTGTTCTTAAAAATGTAAGGTATGAGGAACCAGACCCAATGACCACAGAAGCAGACAAAAAACTGCGAGAAATGGGTTATGTAAGGAGTGAAGACGTGTCAAGTATGATTTCGGATGAAATCGGAAGACATGAGTTCATTCGGGAATTTGGTTCTAAAATGGAAACCCTTGCGTCAAAGTATACGGGAGCCGATGGCTTGCCTAAGTTTGACCCAGAGGACATGGCATCCTACATTGATGAACAGAAGGCTAGAGGAGTCAATTTATTTGACCCTGAAATGGCTTATGAGATTAGGTATAGGGAGGAACTTGCTGATGCTAGGGCGAAGGCTAAAAGGGGTACGGTGTACTCAGAGAAGCCTGGCAAACCAATGCAATCTGTAGATTTAGGAGACACAGACAAACTTGTGCGAGAAGCAAAGGAGACGGGAGACTGGTCTAAAGTATTCAAAGCACGGGTCGTATAGGGGGATTTTAAATTTTAGACAGAACGACAATGGCAGTATTTACAACCTATGAAGCCATAGGAAATAGAGAAAACCTGATGGACGTGATAACAAATATCAGTTCAACAGAAACACCTTTGTTCTCTGGATTGAAAAAAGTCAACGCAACTGGAAAGTACATGGAATGGCTAACTGACTCGCTCGCAACCGCCGCAACAAATGCAAAAGTTGAAGGAGCAGATTACTCATTCGGGACAATAAGTCCACTTACCAGAGTAGGAAACTATACTCAAATTATGAACAAACCATTCCAAGTCTCAATGACTGAGGAAGTTGTTTCTAAAGCGGGTAGAGATTCTGAGAAGGCTTATCAATTAGAGAAAGCTACAAAGGAATTAGCGAGAGACGCAGAGTATGAATTAATCAACAGTACAGTTTCAGCAGGAACTTCAGCGGCCGCAAGGACAATGAAGGGACTCTTGTCTTGGATTACGACTAACGTAGAGGTTGGTTCAGGTTCAGGAAGTGAAGCATTAACTGAAGATATGTTCAACGACGCATTAGAGACTATTTACGCAGCTGGTGGTAGACCAGACACAGCATACGTTGCTGGCGGACAAAAGAGAGCAATCTCTGCATTCACTACTTCTAACAGTAGAACTATTGATGCGTCCGCAGGTAAATTAGTAAACTATGTAGATGTTTACGCTTCAGACTTTGGAATGATTGAAATAGTATACGATGGATTCATGTCAGCTTCAGTAGTAGCAATATTACAGAAAGATATGTGGAACATTGGTATCTTGAGACCATTTAAGAGTAAAGAAGTACCAAGTATTGGTGACTCTATAAAGGGAGTTGTAGAAGGCGAGATTACTTTGATAGCTAAGAACGAAGCATCAAGTGGTCAAATCACACAATTATCGTAATAATTGGGGTGTAGGTTCGGTGGTGTACCTTAAACGCCACCACTTATATAATTGAGGGTAAAATGATAGTAAAAGATAAACCAAAAGAAGTTATATCCAGCGATGAGGTGTTGGATGTTTTGTTTAAAAAGATAGAGGCAAAAAAGGGGGTAGATTTAATAAATGCTTTTAATAATGACGGGGCATTTAAGGAAATCCATAGAGAAAAACAATTAGGAGATTATACTGGTAAGGGTAGGGCAAAATGGAGAAGGGTCGCTAGAATACATCCAGTGGTGTATCAGGCAGCGCTTAGACTGTACGGGCCCGATGTCTTTAAAGATAAAAACTCTTTTAAGGACTTGATGAAGCGCCCAGAGATGCAGGCGTTTTTAACCGTTCCTATTACGGAACTTTAAGTTTAACGAGGAAAACAAATGACACAGTACGCTACAGAAGAGAATAAATTTCATATACTTTCACTTCCAGTTGATGCGGGCGGTTGTGGATGGATGAGAATACGAAGTCCGTTTAGAGAGATTAAGAAACAAAAACTGGCAGAAGCCGAGATACTTGACGAAGGACAGTTATTAGAAGACGAGTTTAAGAAGGTTGTTGCTAAGGCAGATATTATTATTGCTAGGCCTGGAACGTATAGTCTGATGAAAGAGGTTAAAGAGTTGTTCCCATTTAAAAAGATTATTGTTGATTTTGACGATGACGTGTTTAATATCTTGCCAAGCTCTGAACATTATAAATTTTATGGAGCTGAAGATGTTATTATTCCCATTAATGGTGAAGATGTTATTTTATGGAAGTCTGGGGTTAATAACTTTAACAAGTTTAATAATATGAAAAGACTTGTTGATTTAAAGTGGATGATAGAGAACGCTACGGTGGTTACTGCTGTTACGGAGAACTTGGGTAAGTGGCTGTCCGAAGTAAGCGGTAAGGATGTGTCGGTAGTTCCTAACTTCTTAGACTTTAGTTTATACCCAGAGTGTGGGGTTAGTGCTAAGGATAAAAAAGACGGAGAGTTTAGAATAGGATTCTGTGGTGGTGCAAGTCATCATGGAGACCTACAAATGATTAAAAAGGAAATGTTGAAGTTTCTACAGAACACCCCTAATGCGACTCTACACTTAATAGGACAAGACTTTGATATCTTTGACGAAGCAGGCGAACAGGTTGTTAAACACGCCTGGATATCCTTTGAGGGTAATCCGTTTAGAATGAAGATGTTAGACTTAGACGTGTTGATTGCTCCATTAGAGGAGAACGTCTTTAATATAAGGAAAGACCCTTTGAAGTTCTGGGATGCGTCAGGACTAGGAGTCCCTCTTGTTGCTTCTAATATATCTCCATTTAAGGATGTTATGAAGGATGGGGAGACTGGTTTCTTATTTGACACACCAGAAGAGTTTAGAAAAATTCTTTTAAAGTTGTTTAAAGATAGGAAGTTGGGTAAGAAGATTGGTAAGAATGCTAGAGACTATGTATACGAAAATAGAAACCTTAAGAAGTTTGCACCTAAGTTAGTAAAGTTTTATCAGTCCATATGGAAGCAAAAGAAATCCTAGCTAAATATAAAGACCAAATCATCATACATAGCCAGATAGACACTGGGCGGGCTACAAGGCCCCTACAAAGCGTTGAAACCATAAATAGGCCCTCTGATACCTCTGTGATGGAAAGAACCGACGATATGTCTAGGATTGGAGTGTGCGGAGTTCTTAATTTAAATCCAAAAGAGCTTACGGTTAGGCAGGAGGAGAATCTTGATTATATTATTAGTGAGGTTAAGAGATTGGGTAACGAATATCCCGAAAAGGCAATACTTCACTTAGTTGCAAGAATAGGGGAACCGCCACTCGGAACGGATATAATAAGCCACCTGACTACATACTTAAAGATACGCACCTCTGCCGAAGAACTGACAGGTCAAATCTCCGTATAAAAATGGTATAATATAACATAGTATTATGCAACTAAAGGTGGTCATTGTGGACAGACATAACAAAATATTGTTAGAAATTCCGCAGGAAGCCCTGCAAGAAATGTTGAATGAGGGCTTAACACTAATAGAAATAGTTAAACAATTAAAGTTGGCAACTCATGGCACTTAATAAAGGGGTAATATACGCAGGCGAGGCGACAAGAGAGGAACATGACGACAAGGCAAATGTTGAATTAAAGAAAGTTGGTTTGTACGGTTGGGACTCAAACACTCTCACTTGGAACAGAATATCTGCCGATGCTACTGGTCAACAAACCGTAACTATAGACCCCACGGGTTCTGGGCTTGTTGTCGAGTCAACGCCCCTTGCCCATGAGGGACTCCTAGATGATATAAACACGGGGATTGCGAGTATTCCTGGTGTTACACAACAGGTTGCTGATGAGTTAGTCGATGGTTCTCAAAAGACTCAGGTGGTAGATAGTGGTGGGGCAAATATAGATTTTGCCAAAGAGTCGGGAGGCAATCTGGCGACAATCGTAACTAATACGGGCAATATCCCGACATTAACTTCTGGGGTCTTTGGACAAGCAATTGTTGCTGTTACGGGGACTGCAGTACAACTTGGAAGTAATGCTTTGGAGAATGGAGTTATAATAACGGCACTATCGAGTAATGCCAGCTCGATTAAGATTGGCGGAAGTGGTGTAACTAATGTGGCTAGTGGAAGCGGAAATGGATATATACTCGAAGCAGGCGGGTCTATATCTGTGGCTGCGACTAATACAAATGTTTTGTATATTAATGGAACAGCAGGAGATATTATAAGTTTTATGGGATGTTAAAATGGCGTTATTACCTTTCGCACCAGCGGTAAGCAAAATGAAAGTAGATACTGAGGCTAATATATTAGCCCTTACCCCTTCGTCCGGTAAAATAGCCTACGGAACAGACACGCAGTTCTTCTACATAGCAGATGGTACTAACTGGAGGAGAGTTTCATTAAAGTTTTATACAGATAGTGCTAATCCTGATATGGGATACACGCAGAATAATAGTAAAGATGGGTACTACGCAACTTTTATAACTGATAAGTATTTTTATAATGTAGTACTTCAAGGATATGTAGGTGTTCCCGTTAATGGTGCTATCCGCATTAATACTTTGGAGAATCCAGATACCTTTGAAATTTATATGAGAGACACGGGATGGTTTACTATTATTTACGACCTAACAATGTATCAGGGAAAGTTTTACCATGCCCCATTTTTGGCGGGTGATTTAATAGGAGTATACAACGGCATTAGTCTGAGACTGGGAGCAAACGGAAGACCTGTGTATAATGAGTACGATGTAAGTATGGGGGCGTGTCCTCCAGAAAAAGATATTGATGGCGGAGAATGGTAATTTGTTATAATATTAAACATGGAAGTATTTGTAGATGAGTTAGGAAGTAATGCTTATACATACGCACAAGCTCAGAGTATAGGGACTCCTTGGTTGACATTGACTAAGGTAAACTCTTCGGCTGTTACTGGAGATATTGCTACTATCTTAGCAGGTATTCACACTAACTCTGGAATGGATGTTGGCTATACTTTAAGTAAAGCTTTTACTTTTAGGGGGCAAAACGCACCTTCACTAGTTGGTGGGAAAGAAACATGGTCAACGATATTAGATGCGGCTAATAACTCATGGGGAGTGGGGCCGCAGTCGGTTTCTATGGACCTGATTCTTAAAAATATTGAGTGGAGGAATATAAAGGCAACAGGTGCGGGATCTTCCTACTATATAATGGGACTCAACGGGGGTGCAGGTGCAGCTGTAGTGAATTGGATAGTAGATCACTGTAAGTTCAAGACATTTGGTGCTATGCACGGTGGGGTGGCAGCTGGTGGGATCATAAGTTCTTCACTTGCTGGTACACATGGTAATATTGACTTTAGTTTTTGTATTCTTGATGATATTTACGATTCACAAATTGATGCAAACGGTTCGCAGATATTTGGTTTCCGTATATCTCAGGCAGGGAAAACAGTTAAAATTTACAATAACACTATATATTTACCAAGAATTGTGGCCGCGGAAATGGTCGATGGAATTTGGGCGGCTACAAACCAACCACTAGCGACATTAACATGGAAAAATAATATTGTATACTCGGCAGCATCAATACCATTCTACAAAGCGGGTTCACAGGTATTCCCTAACAAAACGATTGACTATAACTGTCACTACAATATAACTGGTGTTCCCGCTGGAGTTGGAAACATAAGTACAGATCCATTATTGGTAGATCCCACTAACGGAGCGTTTGGTTTGCGAAATAATGGCATTGATATTATATCTCCATGTATTGACACAGGGATTACAACTATTTAAATTTTACTAAAAGTAGTATCATGCTTGAGCATAGAAAAGTAGACAAAAGCGAACAAGAACAGTGGAGAAGAGTTCTTGCTGAAAAGGGTTTAAAAGTTAGAAGAAAAGAGATTGAAAGAACATTTAAAAGGCGTATTCTTAAAGAAGAGGTCTGGACAGATAGAGATCATGTTATAGTTGCTATCAACTTCTTTGGTAATCCAGTTACTATTAAGTGCCACACTAGAGAAGAGTGTTTAGAGAACTTAGCTACATTAAATGGATATACAATTATTAAATGAGTGCATTACATAGAGTAACATATAGGGTTCGAGCTAAAAGGGGGTTGTTATCCACTCTGTTTACTGCGTTAGTTTCTAATGCCATGACAATAGGACAGATATTATGGACCAGAGATACGGAGCAGTTATTTATACATAATGGGTATGTTCCTAAACCTGTACAGACTTTGGATATGGCGGTGGTTGATGAGGATTTTGACCTTGTTATAGACGAGGATTTTAATTTAGTTTATGATTATTAAATATGTCAGTACGATTAGCAACAAAAACGGACTACTTACTTTCTGCAACAACAGTAGCCCTAAACGCAAACGCAGACACAACTCTTTATACAGTTCCTACAGGTAAGAGATGTGTATTATCTCATGCTATTTTGGTGGCAGGAGCAGACGCAGGTGCTACTACAACGATTGCAATAGGACAAGATACAGCAGAGACTGATTTTATACCTGCTAACACTTTAAGCAATTTAGACGCACAGTATGACGCTGTTATTCTTAAACCAATACCTAATACTACTCCATTAAAGAATAAATCTTATGCTGCAGGTACAGTTATACAGGCTCAAGTGGGGACACAGAGTGGTGGTGCTACAAATACGCTTTACCTCTTCGGGGTTTTGTACTAGGTATTCCAAAAGGTAGAGAAAGAATATACAATTAGGATATAAAATTTGGACCCTAATAGGCTTAATGCAGACGGGACTTTAGTTTAATCAATAAAGTGAGACTGGGTAATCTGCATATTAATTATGATATAATATAGGTATAAGGGGGAATTAAGGTAAGGTATAGAGTAATGACATTTGGAAATATGATAAATAGGGTCTCCGAGCTGATTAATCAGTCTCTCGCTGACGATACAAAGACAGTAACCCTCACAGAGGTAAAGGCTAACCTAAACCGTGCCTACCACAAAATTGCTAATAAAATTTCAACACTAGGACAGGATTACTACTACAGAGAGGCTAAGGCCGACCTAGTAGCTAGTCAGTCTCTTTACGGTCTTCCTACTGATATGCGAAGGCTTGAAAGAATAGAAATAGATTATGCAGAGAGTGGAACTAGAAGAAAGGCAAGGAGAATAGATAGAAATGCTATTAATGACCCTGCAATGGGTTTTTCACAAGACGGTCCTTACTACGCTATTACTGGAAATATGTTTGAGTTGTTTCCAACCCCAACCGCTTCAACTACTGGTGCTTCGTCTGGACATTATGGAATACATATTTGGTATTTAGAGTCTGTTTCTGATATGAGTGGTAACTCTGACGAACCAAGTTTGCCAGATGTTTACCAAGACCTACCTATTGAATACGCTGTAGCAAAAGCAAAGGAGAGACAGGGGTTAATAGAAGAAGCTAATGAGTATAAGAGTGAGTTCTACGGAGAAGTTAGTAGACTAGAAGAAGAGCTAATTGAAAGGAACGAGGACGACAACGCTAGCGTAATTATTAGGGATGAATATTAATGTCTACTGTTTATACAAAGGTTGCTGATGTAACGACAACTTATGAGGAGATTGGTGACTTAGTGGCAACTGATTATAACACAGACACTAACTACGATAACGATGTTCAGTATAACGGGGTAGACGAGACTGTGTATGTAGAGGTGGCTGATATAACCACAAGTATAACTAAAGTAAATGATATATAATGAGTACTACATTTCCGACGACAATTGATGCCTTAACAAATCCAACTGCGACTACAAAGGAGAATGTTATTAGTCACGCTGACCAACACGCTAACGCTAACGACGCTATCGAAGCTATTGAGACTAAGGTTGGTGTAGACGGTTCTGCTGTAACGACTACTTTAGACTATAAATTAAAGAGTACCGTTGGTGGACATAATCACGATGGAGTTACAAGTAAGTTAGTTTATATACCTCAGCAAGACCACGCTGGGTTAGATAACTTAGCATATGGTGATTCGGGACATACGGGCTTTGAGGCAACAATAGGGCACACTACAGAGGATGTAGCCAATAAGTCAACTGACACTGCCCTTGGTACTTCTGACGTGCTGTACCCCACCCAGAACGCGTCAAAAACCTACGCAGACACAAAGATATCAAAGACGACAAATATTACTTCTCTAAATGAGACTGGTATAGCAGACGGAGAGGTAGCTGTTTTCAACTTGACTAGTAAAGATATACGAACAAGTAATGTTACGATTGCTACAACACTTGGCGCTGATGATACTACTCTTCCAACGAGTAAGGCTGTTAAAGATGTTACAGACGCTTTGACAACAAATAGTTATACATGGGAGGGAGCTTGGGTTACTGCCACTGCTTATGTGATTAATGATTTAGTAGAGAATGATGGTTCTGCTTATATATGTACTGTTGGTCATACTTCTGGAGCTGTAACTGAGCCTGGGGTTGGTGCAGACTGGGAAAACGACTGGGATTTAATGGTTCAAAAAGGCTCTGCGACTGCAAATACAACAATGGCTAGGGCTTACCTTGCTGGGGCTCAGATAAACCTAACGGACGCTACTGACACTAAGGTATTATTAGATGCCGAGAACTGGGATGTTGGAAGTAATTTCGACACAACAAATAAGAGATATGTAGTTCCCGTAACGGGTTACTACCACGTCTCCTGTAGTGTTGGTTTTTCAACCTGTGTAGACGCAAAGATTGACCAGGTTATGTTATATGTGAATGCCTCTGCGGTGTCTTACAGTTCTGAATCTACCGCTTCGACCTCGGCCCACAGGTTGAGCCTGTCCGACGACGTATATGCGGTGGCTGGGCAATACATTGAACTATATGCTAGATGTAACACAGGCGCAAGCACAACAGATTTAATATCCACAAGCACGAGTACGTTTATGGCTATACATTTGATTAGTACATAAATAAGTGGTAGAATATAGTAGTAAGTTAATCGGGGGATTGTTATGTGTAAATTCTTATTTTTTATATTGTTAAGTTGTATGAATATAAGTGTTACTCCAACGGAAGATAGCGTAATAACTTCGAGTCATACTTCGGAGGGGACTTTCCTTGAAAAGAGTGATGGGGATTTTCTGTTTATATACCGACACGACACTGGTTTAGCTGGAGACCATACTGGAAATACGGGCTCTTTATATCAGAGAACTTTTAATGTTGAATCGAGAACCTGGGGAAGTAGGACCCTGTTTAGAGATGATACTTATGATACTAGAAGTGCTAATGGAGGAACGTTGGCAAGCGGGAGAATGGTATTGTTTTGGCTTAACTGGGAGATAGGCGGTGGAGGTGGTAACGACTCTGTAAAAATGATTTATAGTGATGATGATGGTGGAACTTGGAGTTCGCCTACAACGATTACTTCGTCTAGAGGTGTCCCAACTCCATACGGAAACATAGTTGATATCTACGACAATCCTGACCAAACAAAGCGTTACCTTAAACCCTTCCTTACTGCAAATTTTGTATGTGCCCTGTTTAGCGAGGACGGTTCTTCGTGGGGAAACGAGGTATCTATTTATCCTTACAATGTGACTTATTATCCTAATGAGACCGATGTTGTCTATCTGGGTGGTGGAAAGCTAATAGCCTTATCGAGAGACCAAAACTATGCGGCTAGTGGGTCTAATTACTACCAGTTTACAAGTTCTGATTATGGAGCCACCTGGTCCGCCATATCAAGGACTAATATAGTTTCTCCTCATTTTGCTCCATCGCCTAGAATTTTACTACACGGTACTAATGTTATAGTTATTGCGTCTGATAGAAGAACCCTGTCTAGTACAGGGAATCTCAAGGGCGAAGGAACGTGGATTTATACCGCAGAAGCTAAGACGGCATTTGCTTCTCCAACCTCTTACCAGCCCAAGACGTTTATACCTAGACCTTTAATGAGTTCGGATAGGGCTTTCTATGGGTACCCCTCTTATGCAAAACTTAGTGATAACGAATACTTAGTTGTATTTACCGATAAAGACACTGACACGGATACCACGGAGGACGCGGACTTGTATCAGTTTTATATGACCGTAGAGAATGACACTCCACTAGTAGGAACTACTTATGGGTTTCCAGTATTTAATAATAATAACACCTTCTTCGACTTATCCAGGATAGAGGATTTCAATGATAATTTGATGAATACGGCTATGTGGACGGTTACTGGTGGTGCTGACGTAGCGGAGACTAACCAACGACTTGAGATGACTGAACCTGCTTCTACAACAACAACTAAGCAATTACTAAGTAACGTCGCCTATAACCTCACGGGTAGGGTTATCTCGTGGGAGTTAGTAAGTGCGGGGAACCAAGCCCTATCTACGGCTTATGTATATTTTATCCTCCAGAATGCTGCGGACACCGACCAGCTAAGGATAACGGTTATTCAAAATATTATCAGGTGCCATAAGAAGGTGGCGACCACATCAACCCAGGTTGGAACTGACCTCGCTTATAATTCGGCTGTACATAAATACTTTAGGATAAGGGAGCTGGGTGGTACCGTATATTGGGATTATTCGACGAACGAAAAAACCTGGACTAATATAACTTCGACAGCTACACCGATTGATATCACAGCTCTATATATGAGGCCGGTTGTAATATGTACGAGCCCGGAGGCCTCTGCTCATGTAGGTATTTTCGATAATATTAGATTTTAAAGCTATGGAACTAACAAATGAACAGAAAAAGATAATAATAGATTTACTATTACAATTATCTTTGCCTTTATCACAGGCTCCCGTGGTACTTGAAATAGTAGAGATACTGAAAAAGCAAGTAGAAAAGCGGGGTTAGAAATGGTATAATATAAAGATAACGAGGGGATTATTTAACAGTCCCTTAAATGGCCTCAACAAATAGAACAAAAAGATTCTTCGTAACGTATAGAGATTTCTCTGGTGGTATGCAAGAACTCACTTCCCCACTCGTCGTGGCTGATAATGAAAGCCCTTTTCTTAGTAATGTGCAATTAGATAAGCCTGGGACAGTGTATAAGAGTCTTGGATATGAGTTGGTTGGAGCTTCTGGCTCTGCTGGTGCGGTAAAAGGCGCGGGAGTATTCGAGAAAGAAGACGGGACTAATACGCCTCTTAAACTTCATACCACAACTTTAAAGAAATTTGACGGAGCTTCTTGGATTAGTGTTGCCACTTCGTTTACTAATAACTCTACCGATAAGGCGGAGTTCATAAATGCTTTCCTAGATAACACTGATAGAATATATGTTGCTACGGGACATAACGACAACCTGTTCCACTGGGACGGAACTACGTCTGGGACAATAACAAATGTAAAGACTAAACACCTAGAGCTGTTTAATAACAGGCTTTACTGCGGTAATGTAAAACTAAGTACAGTTGCATATCCGATAAGGGTTCAATTTTCAGGCCTGGGTGTAGATACTTTTGATACGGCTGAGGACTTCTTTGACGATGTCGGAGAGCCTATTACTGGAATGAAAACCTACGCAAGTAAGTTATTTATCTGGACTGAGAATAAATGTTTTGTATATGATGGTAATACACTAAGTGAGATTGTTGGGGATTTTGGTACTACAAGTGCTAGAAGTATTCAGGTAGTTGAGGGGAGAATGTTATGGTACGGCAGAAATGGGGTGTATATGTACGCAGGAGCAGGACTTCCTGTCTTGGTTAGTAAAAAGGTTGATAATATATTAAGATTGGTTTCTTCTGCCACTAATATCGCGGCTGGAATTGACGAAAGAGGAAGGTATGTTTTGTACCTCGGAGACATGACCTATGGTGGCGTAGCTTACACAGACTTAGCGATTGTCTACGACGTGATTAATAATAACTGGACATTAAGACCTAACTCTCCTTTTGGTTGTTTTGTTACTGTTAAATCTAGTGGGTCGTATATCCTATACGCTGGAGATGTTGATAACGATAAGATGTGGAAACTAAATAACTCATATGGAAACAATGGGTCTACGATTAATACAGAAATTCAGACTAAGAAATTTGATGCCAATAAGCCAGAAGATATTAAGAACTTCTGGAATATATTTGTAACGTATAAGCCAAGTGGAAACTCAGAATACTTAACTGTTAAGTACAGACTGGACGGAGACTCCACATGGACTCAAATTGAAGGGACAAATAATAACGTTGACCTGTCTGGAACAGACCTCATTAAGACTGAGAAGTTGGAGTTAAGTGGTGTTCAAGGTAAGCTTATACAACTACAGATTACTCACAACTCTTTAACGGGCGGGTTTGATATTTACGAGATAAGATTAGAGTGTGATATGTTAAGAAGTTAATGGATGGATATAATGAGTTTCTCTCAAAACTAATAAAGATTCGAGAGGCTGGGACGGTTTATCCAACGGCTATTCAGTTAGGGTCTATTGATAACTCAATGATTAAGGGGTTGTCTATAACGGCAAGTAAGATAGCGGACTCTACAATAACAGGTTCTAAGATAGTTGGGGGGACCATTACTGCCACAAACATAGCCAACTCTACAATCACAGGGGCCAAGATAGTAGACTCAACTATAACAGCGGGTAAAATAAGTGTGTCTTCCTTGTCCTCAATATCTGCAAACATAGGAACAATTACTGCTGGAACTATTACTGGTGTAACAATCTCTTCCTCTACATTCGTCCTACCATACGGTACGGTGGGCTCTACGGGGTCTTTAAGGTGGGCTGACGGTACGTCTAAGATATGGGTAGACACTGCGTCTTCAATGGGGTTAAGAGCTAATGGTGGGCACGTCTATCTATACGGTGGAAGTACGGAGATTGCTTCGTTCCACTTAAACGCACAGGCAGTGTTAAGGTATGGTGCTTACTTGTATGGAAACTTAAATGTAGCTGGTAATGCAAATATAACTGGATACTTAATAGTTGGGAACGGAACATCTGGTGATTATCTAAGAGTAAACACTTATTCTACTATGTTTGGTATTGTGTATATGAATAACTTTTCGATTAGGGACATCGGGGCTGTAACCTTTAATGCTCAGGAGATTGCGGCTAACAATCAGTTGTTTGTAAGGGCCTCTGATGGTAAGTTGGTCTTTAGAGATAGTAATGGGAGTGACTACGCCTTGTACTAGCAGAATTAGCCCTAGAATATGGTATAATATTATATAGTAAACGGGGGACAATTAAATAAATACTCGTTTATGTCAACACAAGCGTATAAGGATGCTCAGAAACTATTAAAGAAGGCTCCTACAGCTAAAGATTTTGTAAAGATTTACGGTGACTTCAACAAGTATTGGGGTGGTCAAGCTCCTCTCGCACAAGAGGGTATTCGTATGCAATTAGAAAAACAGTTTGAGCCTCAGATTACGCAAGGTATAGGAAATATAAAACAAGACTTTTCAAATAGAGGATTATTCAGAAGTGGTATTCGAGCTGGAAGCGAGAATAGATTCCTAGGGGATACCGCCGCTGAAGTATCGGACCAGGCAAATATTCTTCTTGAGGGTAGAAAAAAGAATGCGGGAGACTTCTACTCAAACCAACAGGGCCTATACGAAAAGAAGCCTATCGGATACGCAGGATTAACACCTCAGACACCAGCCCAATATACCGTAGGGGCCCCACAAGCACAGCAAGGAATTGGTGATATGTACGGAGGTGCTGGAACCTATCAAGGTGGAGAAGGAACTTCTTACTTACAGGCATACAGAGATTATCTTAAAAAGAAATCCCCAGATTACTACTCTAAGTATTACGGGGCTTAAAATTATATAAAACTATTATGGCAAGTGCAGCACAATTATTAAAGGAGTATAAGAAGTATAATATGACTGGCTTCACTGACGAAATAGAGAAACAGTATGGCGAAAGAACCAATTATAATAAAGACTTAATAGACCAACAGAACGCTATTACACAAGAACAGTTGGCGGCCCCCGCACAACTAAGAAATGACTACTACAATTCCCCAAGTAGAAATGCCTTAAATCAAGAGAATGTAATTGCACAATCACAGGCTAATATTGGAAGTAGGTTGGGTTCTGTAACGGATATGTTAAATGCTAGAAAACAAGGATTTAATGATATACTTTCAAAGGGGATATCTGGATATCAAATGAACATGGAAAACTCCTGGAGGGTTTATCAAGACGCAGTACAAAGAGAACAGTTTGCCGCACAACTGAGGGCCTCGGGCGGAGGTGGTGGTTCCTCATGGAATCCGTTTGACCAAAACGGAAACGGAGTTAACGACGAACTAGAAGGAAAGGGAGGTGGAGGGCCAACGGCTGAGGTTGAAGGCGTAACAGACAAGGCAACATCCGCCGTAGATAAATATGCTAAATATAAGAAGGCCTCTCAAAAACTAGGCGGAGGATTTTTAGGTAATTTATCTGGGTATTATAAAACCTACGGATTGGGTGCCTTTAATCCATTAACGGCATTAACTAATACGAGTATAGCTTCCACTGGTTACAACCCAACAATTTCTTATCTAACGGCCGCTGGAAAGAGTGGGGCATCAAAGTTTGCAAGTGTTTGGAATAGTGTTAACAAAAAGAAGAAATAATGGCATACGAAAAGATTGATATAAATAATCTGGGTGCGTGGATTAAAGCCAACCCTGGAAAGAAGTTCAAGATAGGCGGAAAAGAATATACTGCCCCTAAATCGGGATTAGAACAATTTGCAGAAAAGCTCACGTCTCCGATAAGAGCTATTCCTGCGGGTCTCTTCGCTGCAATTTCTGGAAAATCTGGAGAGGATAATCCTTTCTTAACCAAACAAGAAGAGGGTTCTTTTTATCAAGACCCTGGTAAGTTCGCATTAAAAAGTGCTGCTGGCCTAGCTTCATTTGGAATCCCAGGTGGTGCTGCGGCTAGTGCTACCACTAGGCTTGGGGCTATTGGTTCTGCTGCTGGAAGGGGTGCTTTAGCTGGTGGACTTGGTGGTTATGGAATGTCTGAGCAAGGTCAAGAATTACAGGGTGCCCTTGGTGGTGCTGTAACAGGTGGTGCGTTGGGGGGTTTGCTTGGTGGTCTTGGTTTTAAGACTACTGGGAAAGGGGCTCAAACACAACCGCAGGCCCCTGGGGAATACACTCCAGTTAACAGACCTGCCTATTTGAAACAGGGAACAACAAAAATAACACAAGAGGAGTTGCCAAGATGGTCCTCGTTCACGCAAACGCCAGAGGAACAGATTGCAAAGTTTAATGGTTTAGACCCAATTAAGAAGGCTAATATTGAACAGTCTTGGAGGAACTGGGGAGTTGCCAAGTTGGATGAAACGTTTGAAGAGAGTATTGCTAAGAACGGAAACTTTATGAACTATATGGATGCTAAGGGGTTACTTCCTAAAGAGACCACTGCCTCTGCATTTAGTAAGGCTGCTACAAAGGCTAGAAAATTAATAACAGAAGATAAGTTGAAGCTACTAACTGGTTCAACCCCAAGTACCGTTTTTGATGTGTTAGAGGAAAAAGCTCTTAATAACGTTAGGGCTAATTATCCAGCATTAAAAGAAAACGGCAAGGCAATTAAGACAATAAAAGGTGTGTTTAAAAGGCTGCGTGGTGAAGGAGCTAGTGTAACAGACGTAGCTATTGATTCAGAGATTAAGAAACTTGGAAAGAATGTGTTTTCTTCTCAGAAGGCCAATCTTAATGATAGTGAAAATGCTTATAAATATATATGGGGGGAACTAAAAGATATATTAAACGAGGTTCCTGGATATAACGAAATTGAGGGTATCTCTTCGGCTTCTGCTAACTTTTCAAAGAATATAGGAAAAACACTTCAACAACAACAAAGGGGTATGTCGGTATTCTCTCCCGCCACGGCACAAGGGCAGTTATTACAAATCCAGAAGTCTGGCGAGAAAGTTGCAAAACTAAGAGGTGGTGTGCTAGACTTTCTAACGGGTTCTAAGGGGTATAGGACGCTAGCAAATGCTCCAGATACAGTGAAACCTTCTGTGGTTAAGAGTATTCTTCCTCAATTATTACAACAATTAACATCTGGGAAGGTTGCACAGCAACTGCCCAAGGTGGCGGGTATAGGTGTTGGTATGTCCGCTGGGGCAACCCCAATCCCTCAAGAGATTTCTCAGCCTACCTCAAAACAGTCGGTAACACCAAACATGCAGGAACTCGGCCCTCTTCAGTATTTAGCTATGGCTAAGAAGATAGCTCCTGACGCTACTTTAGCCCAATCCCTTGCATTGGCTAAGTTTTTAATGCCTGTGGCTTCTGTTACAGCTAAAAAGACGGATTTGCAAAAGAAGGCCGGAACGGCACTATCGTCTATAGATAAGTTGGACGCAATATTACAAGCAGACCCAAGTGTTAAGTGGAAACAGTATTTACCTTGGCAGGTTGGAGACCCAGAGGCACAGATGTTTAAAACCGCTGGTAATGACATAACTGATTCACTCGCAAGGATGAGAACTGGAGCAGTAATTAACGACCAGGAGTTTAAACTCTATAATAGTTATATTCCTAAGATTACAGATACTCCACAGAACGTTCAATTCAAGTTACAACAATTAAAGAGTATATTCGGAGGAATTTATAGCGGAGAGGGAGTGGCCGATACCTCGTCCCTTCAGCAACTACTAGGGCAATAATAAAAAAAATGGAAACAAATATGCAAGTAATACAAACAAAGTTAGACTATATCACCTCTGAGGTATCCGAGATAAAGGGGGATGTTAAAGACCTAAAGAACCGAGCCGTATTAAAAGACGACCTTAAAGATATTAAAGTAGAGATAGACTCCAAGGTAGATAAAATAGAGTTTGCTACGGTGAAGAACTTAACCTATGGATTTGCAGGGCTTGTACTTACTGCGGTTGTGATAGCTTTGGTATCGTTGGTGATAATAAGATAAGTTTTACTTATAACAAAATGTCATTAAAGATTGTTAAGAAACTAATTCCTGTTTCTAAATACGCTGTTAAGTCTTATAAGGTAATGAAACCTACAAGAATAGTTGTTCATAATACGGCCAATGACGCATCGGCACTAAACGAAATTTCCTACATGACTAGTAATAATCTAAAGGTTTCCTTTCATTACGCTGTAGACGACCTACAAGCCGTTCAGGGTATACCCGAAAACAGAACAGCTTGGCACGCAGGGGATAACCTTGGTAAAGGTAATATGGGGGGCATAGCAATTGAGATATGTTACTCTAAATCTGGTGGTAACAAGTTTACTAAATCAGAAAAGAATGCAGTATTACTTATTGTAGATATCCTTAAAAGATATAAGTGGAATATAACCAAGGTAACTAAACACCAAGACTACAGTGGAAAGAACTGCCCTCACAGAACACTAGAACTTGGTTGGGACAGGTTTCTGAAAATGATTAAAACAGCTATGAAACCCCCCGTTGTTACACCTCCTATAATTCCAACACCTCCCGTTGTACCTCAACCACCCCTTCCGCCCGTTCTAGGCCCCCTACAGCCCGCCACAAACGACTGTAGCGAGGAGTCAGACAAGGTAGAACAGCTCACTATAGAGTTGAATAACAGAGACCTGGCATTGAAGGCTAAGATATTAAACATTGAAAACCTAAATAAACAGTTACGGGTTTATGAGAGGTGGGCTTTTATTGTAGACATTCTTAATAGAATATTTCCAGTAAAAGAATAAGTTATTAAAAGTCTTTATGGATTTACAACACCTTGCAAGGGGGGTAGTCCGAGAAGAGTATAATAAACAGAAGAGGAGAATGGATATACTTTGGAATATAATTCAGACAGTAGTGGTTTTACTTATTGCTTTGAATTTTATTCTAAATATTTGGTTTAAATAATTTTATTAGTAATTAATATGAAGAAAGGTTCTATAAGTCCAAAGGTGAGAGCTAAGTTTACAGTCTCTAAGGTTGTAGGAGCTCTTAAATGGATCGTTGTATCGGGGGTAGCTACTTACGCATTAATCGAGTTATCGAAGGCCGTGGATATGCTACAGCTCGCCAAGGAGTACGCTACGCTTATCTATATGGTTATAAACATTCTGACATTCGCAATAGCGAAGTACGTTGAGGGAGAAGACAAATAAATTTATTAAGAGGAAAAAGTCATGTCATTAAAGACACTGATTGAGTTAGTTGTGTTTGCATTGGTATTGTATATCGTTTACTTATTAGTAGGATTGGTAATACACGGGACTATTTTGTTAGTTGTAGGAATTATTCTTATTCTTATATTAATAGTTAGACTATTGAATGTGTTTGGAATAATCTAGTTTTCAGGTTAGCCGAGGCTATATAAGTTTACACCATTTTATCATGGCGGATGTTAACAGTATATTAGCTTTGACGGGGTTGGCGGTAGTGGGGATGGCGTTTGCCCCACAGTTTAGGAGAGAGATATTCAAACGAGACCATGGAACCTGCCAGTGTGGAAACTGCATAACCTTTGATTTAACTGGAAAGCCTTTTAGATGGGACGATGGATTTAATGTAAACGCAGCTCACTTTCCAGACCTACATCAGAAGGCCGAGGATAGGGACGTATCTCACGGTAGGATTTTAAGCGTACCTTGCCATATTATAGAGGAAATACAAAGAGGTAATCATCAGGGAGTTCGACTTCTCTACGAAAGACAAACTATTATGAATACGGGTTGGCTTAAAACTCATAACTGGAGGGATGTAAAACCACCGCTTAACCTGTTCTACGACCTAGCAGAGAACAAACCTGATGCAAGGGAAGCGGTTGTTGAGTTTTTCGGAATGGCACTCGGACAAGAAACCGCCTTAGAAAAGTAGTATAATATACTAAGGAGGTCGCTATGACCGAAGGAGAATTGTTTGCATGGTGCTTGGGAACGATATGCGTGATTGCTATCTTCCTGTCGAGGGTGGGAGTTTCATTACCAAAGTTGCCAAAATGGAGGCACAAATGAACGGCGACTGGTATTGGACTGGCAAGGTTAAGAGTAACTGCTTCGGACTGTGGCATCAGTATCGCAACAAGAAGACGCATTGTACCAAGTGGGTATATGTAGGTACGGGGTCATAGCACTGACCATCAAGGAGGGGTTCTCCAGACTTATCGTCACAGAGCCCTTCCTTGTTCCTACTAAGTAAGTTATCCACAGTCCTATTTCGTATCAATATAGGTTATTTACATATAGTGTTCTCGGTGATACCTTATGCCCGTTAAGGGTGTTAGGGCCGAAAGCAACACAATGTGTGTAGTGGACTGCCCCCGTGACCCTGCCCTTAATGCGGGGGTGGTTCTCTAAGTTTATTAAGGGAGACTTATGGAGATTATACAAGGCGCTAGTATCACAGAAGAATTTAAAGGAATGGTCACTGAAAGTTATATGGCCACCTTTAGTGCTGATGAACAACAGGATAATATTATCAATAAGGAAAATGCCTCATTAATATTCTCGCCTGAATTTATACCTTATTATTTAGAAGAACAAAGTGCGTTTAATTTGTCTCCTTTAGAAACGGTTGTGTATGGGTTTATAAGGTTCTTTATGAAGAACAATAAAAACAAAAGGTTTTACTTCACAAATGAACAACTCGCAAAAATATTAAACACTAACGAGTCCTCAATATCAAGGTCTATTAAAAGATTAAAAGAGGCTCAATTAGTAACTACCAGCCTAAGGATGAGAGCAGACGGTGGAACCATCAGATTTGTAACAAGTGTGTCCTATTACCAAAATCCATATTCGACCATTTCCAACGTGCAGAACCGACTACCAAATAAGAATAATATAAATAAGAATATATTATTACATAATATAGGTGATAAATCACCAGACAGGGTTATTCCTTTAAAGAAAGATAACGGTGAGACTATTAATAACCTGAAAGGTTGGTTAATGGCGAACTACCCTTTACCATTGGATGGTGTATCAGACCGTAGAATAATGCACAACCTTATACAGGTGTGTACGCCTCGTAAAGGGCAAGACCTTTGGATGTTACCAGAATGGAAGGAAAACTTTAAAATATGGTATACCGCTTATAAGTTATCAATGGAAGGTAAGGAGGAGTATATGGTTCGTAGTGTACGGGCCCTTAAAGATAAGATAAGGGACTGGAGAGAAAGAGGAGGTAAATAAATTTATTCATTCTGCCCGATGGAAGATTTAGGAAATAGTATTGGCTTAGGTTATAGAAGTGCACAGCGTTTAAAAGAGATGTTACGGGGAAAGAGTCCCTCACAGTTTCTAATGGAAAAGGGATATATAAAGACGTTCATGGGCTGGGTTAAGAAGCACCTCTGGGATACTGCACAGTCAAACAGGGCTGTTGTGGACTTTGATAATTTTAAGGCGTTTACTACGGAGTACGACCCAAGTACGGTTTTTAATTTCTTACAGGAAAAGGGAGAGCTCCAGAGGCCTATTAAGAACACTGCCCCTCTTAGTAGAGCCGAGATGATTGCTGAGGAATTTAAAGGATTTTAACCACTTGACACAAATAGTAGAAAGTGGTAGTATTGGATAATAAATTAATACTCTAAAAGGGATGAGTAAATACTTAAAAGATAGGGACGGGAATGATACGATGTATCTTTCTAGTTTAAGAAGTGCAAGGGCCACTAATACTGCTTTTGTATACAATAGAATGCAGGGTGCGCTAGATAGGTTTTTAAAGGCGATGTTATTGGTTGATTCTGAAAAGGTTAATTGGAGTTCTTTATGGAAGTGGGTGCATGAGAGTAACTACGCCAGGTATATGGTACTCGACTGTTATAATCCAAGTTATTATGAAGATGAAGGATATGATAGAGATGAATCAAATCAGTAAAGAGGTATTATTAGACTTAATTAGGTCTGAAACTAATATCTATCGGATGAAAGTCTGGTTGATATTATTAGACAAAATAAATTATAAAGTATGGTTCAATGAAAGTAACGTATAGAATTGGTTTAAAAATGCCAATAGAGGGTGTGCAGTTCTCTAATATAGAAAGTGCTATGGAGTGGGAGATTGAAGGAGACGATGCTGACGAGATATTAGAGGAATTGAAGGGGAAACTTGCCGAGTGGCTAGAGACCCAGACTACTGGGGTTGGTAGTACAGTCAAGAACACTATTCAAGAACTAAACACAAGACTAGAGAAAGCCAGGGAGATGTTTTTAGCACAAAAGAAAGGAGAATAAGATGATACTAATTCTAAAGGGCAACGGACCTAATAGAGGTAAAAGGGGAGAGTTAGACAGGATAGAGAATGGTAGGTTTTATTTAAAGGGGTTTGAGAATGACTACAGCCCTAATTCAATAGAGTTTGGTGAAGAGGAGTTAGAGGTGGTCAAGAGTAATGTAGAGATTATGGCGGATTACGATATACAAAAGAAGTTTTCTAATAGGTATATCTTACATAATAGAGCATATAAACCCCCATGTAATAGAAAAACATATAGGGATTATAAAATTAAATTTATATTATAATTAAAATGAAAGGATTAACGAGGGAGGAGAGGGCTACTAAGCACCTAGTTGAGAATATTATATCTGGAGTGTGTAAGTATTACGAAAAGAAGATGGACGAGATGGCGGTGATTGAGGCTAAAGATTTAAAACTTGCTATCAGGGGGTTCTCGGAGGACACATTAAGTTTAATGGCAGAGTGTGTAAGTATCCCTACTAAGATGAGGTTGAAGAAACTATTTAGGGGTGACTCCAAGAGACTGAGTAAGATGTTTGGTGACGAATTTAAATTGAAACAAACGACAAATTAAAATGAAAATAAAAATAGATGAAATCAAGAGGTACTTTACAGATTACAAGACAAAGCAACCACTAATCAGTCAGTATGGTAAGCCGTATGCAAGTGTGACCGTGGTCTCAGGTGGTACAAAATACTACTTATCAGACTACAACAACTCTACTAACGATTGGAACGTTGGAACAGAAATAGACGTAGAAGTGCAGGTGACTGATAGCGGATACAATAAGATTATTCTTCCTAAAATAGGAAATAGTTTTGACGCATTAACGAGGCAGATTACTGAACTAAAGAAAGAGAACACAGAGTTAAAGGCTAAGTTGGGTATTCCTACTAATGGAGCTATAGATTTTAGAAAGAAAGACACGGACTTCAAAGGTATAAGTCAGGTTGCTCCTATTGAAGATGAGGACGTAGATACTCCAAAAGACTTTGACAACGAACTCCCATTCTAGTGAGAATATACGAGAGGAATGGAAAAAAGTATTTAAGCGTAACCTCTCTTGTGGATTTAAGATATCCTTTTGAGAGTGTTGGTTTTGAACAGTGGGCTTGGAGTCATGGATTCGACCCACTGTGGATAACTAAGGAAAGTGGTAAGCTAGGGGAAAGGTATCACGCCTACGCAGAGAATAGACATTACGGAATAGGGTGGGCTGATGTGGTAGAAACCGACAAGGATAGAAAGTATCTTGAAGCTGTAAACAAGTTCTTTGAAGACGGCTGGGAGATTCTATCGTCTGAAGTAGAGGTCTACAATGAATCGTTTAGATACGCTGGAAGGTTCGACATGATACTCAAGAATGATAAGTTAAAGATTAAGAGGGCTTTGGGAGACTTTAAGACATACGGCGCATGGAAGGGCGGTAAGTATAAAAGAGACGCAAAGAAGTTGGAGAAACTTAGTATGCAACTAACCTTATACGAAGAGGCACTTGGTGAGAAACTGCCTAAGGTAGGGGTTATCTTAGGTGGGGATGGTAAGTACAATCTTGAGGATATTCCTGTGGACGATAGTGTATGGGAATGGCTTGAAGAAAATAAAGAAGTGATAGATAAATTAATTAAGGACAACGATGTATCCAGAAGATAAATCAATAACGGAGATATTAAAGATTATAGAAGTATTTAGAACCCGAAAGGTAGAGGGGTGGACTGGTGACGAACTAAGTAGGCTCTCAGTTAAGTTGTCTACACTCATGGTAAACCTAGGACAGTTAGTGTCAGAGGCTACATATACGGCAAACCAAAAGTATTCCTTTAGAAAGTTTGCTTACGCTAAGGACTACAAGGCTCTTCGGGAGGACATTGACACGAAGATAGCTGATGCCCAGGTTAGGGCGGACTTAATGTCTATGGAGAATAAGAACGAAGAGATAGAGAAACAGTATCGGGCAGACCTACTAAAGACTCTGTATGACGACTGTGAAAGGTTAATAGTTTCAATACAAGTAAGATTAAAGTACCTACAAAGTGAAAGAATCAACTCAAACAACTAAATATCTCTCTATAAGAGAACTTCAATCTAGGATGGTTCTTGACGGGCTACAGGGGGCTTCTAAGCAGAACATCTATAAGAGGGTAGGTTCTGGACTAGACTGGGGAATAGAAGAATACAGGGGAATGTATAGGATATCTATTGACAATTATCTTGACAAATGGGTTGCTAATCCACCATTTAAGAAGATGGGAAGACCTGTAATAAAACCCCTTGACAGCACCGGTGGAATGTAGTAGATTATACTGCATAAGTTAAGTACAAATATTATGAGGGCTATTAATGTTTGGGACGAAGTTAAGAGGGTTTACGAAATTCAATTAGAATTAAATAGTTTGCCTGGTGTTCAAATACATAGGGGAGAAAGGCAGAAAAGATGGATGTTGGAGGGGGAGAGAATGAGATTGCTCCTGAGTATAGATACTGATATTAGTCTAATGGAAGATTTTAAGGTTGGTAACTGGTTTCAAAGACTGCTCCTCTACACTGCTTTAGAAATGCTTAGTTACCCTAACGCTGTTAAATTCGTTTGTAAGAGGGTTGGCCGTACTAGGAAGATTAAAAAAATACTTAAAGAGGAACATGAGGCGGAGATAGGTAGTGAGATATTACAAGAAATACAGAGCAGAATGGACAGGGATTAGTTCTTTACAATTGATTAACAGTAGGGGGTTGGCTACAGTACCGAGAGGCGAATGGATTGAATCCTAGTAGCAACAGGGAGTGCAGGGAAATAGCCATAAACCGAAAGCCCTTCGGGGTGAGTGGGCGGGTAATCCGTAAATATCGAAGGAGACTCTGAGGTTCGACCCTAGGTTGCTCCCTACTGTTAGTTAATTTA